GCTCAATTCAACGCTTCTGTGCAAACCTCCAGGCCCGTGACGGTCAAGGAACCTCGACCATGACCACAAGGGTGCTCGCACCTGCTCCATTTGCGCAGTTTCAGACATCAGGCGCGTCACACGGCGGACGGAAACGGTGTCATCGCCGCGGTTGCGATTGGCGATGTGATCGATCTCATCCGCGGCGGCTGCACCTTGCTGCCCGCCTACAATAACCTTTCAGCGCCGATCGATCCGGGCGCATCCAACGACAATACACAGGGCTACTCGGTCGGCTCGCGTTGGGTCAATACCACCGCGAGACGCGTCTGGACATGCGTCTCAGTGGCTCCCGGCGCCGCGAGCTGGGCACTCGACGGCGTTGTCTCCGCGATCGGTGCCGAGCCCTCGAACATCTCAACCTTTTTCGGGGGCGGAACCGGGGCGTTTCCCAGGGAAGGCGCCCTCAGTCGCTTTGTGGGGAATCCGCTCGCCGGCAATAATGCCAATACTAGCGACGACGTGCTGGCAAGCTACACTCTGCCAGCGTCGAGCTTTGATGCAGCGGGCCGAGGGCTGTGCATCACCGCCCAGGGAAGCACGGGTCCGACCACCAACAATAAGCGCGTCAAGCTATGGTTCGATGCCACGATCTCCTCAGGAGTGGTTACCGGTGGTAGCGTGATCGCCGATACGGGTCCCTGGGTCAACGTGACTACGCCCAACAATAACGTTGGCTGGCAGCTTATGGCTAACGTCTTCAAATACGGTGCTGCTGGTTCAAACACCCAGTACGCACAGGGTACGGCGATCCTCGGCGGCATCCATGGAGGAATCGGTTTGCCGGTTTTTCCGACAGCGGTCGAGTCAGGCGCTATCGTCATTGCCCTGACGGGCTCGTCCAACACGACCGGGACCGCCAATGATGTGGTAGCCACCTGGTTTGAAATCAATGCGATGAATTGATCGGATAACAGACATATGTTTGAGAAGACAATATTGCGGTGGCCGCCTCAACCCAGCACGGTTATCGGCTTTGGCATCCTCGCGGGCTGCGTCTGCTATTTCATTACGGGAGACCCCGTCTGGGCGGGGGTCGCCGCCGGGGTTGTCAAGATACTCGTTCCGGACAATTCGACGGCGGCGAGGCAGGTGTTTGGAGCAATCACCGCACTCGCACAAGCGGTGGGCCGGCCGCTCCCGACGCTAGCGCGGCCATTGTCTGCCAGGCCTGCTGATCAGGGCTCGAGTCCGAGATTAACCTGTCCGGAGTCGGCGAGAAAATGACCAGCGATCGTCAGTATTCGCACGGCCGACTGGCGAGGAGTTCATAATGCGGCTCTACGGCGCAATCCAGAAGGTCGAGCCTCAAGCCGACGGAACTGTGCGGGTGCACGGGATCGCGTCTTCTGAGGTCACGGACGACCAGGGTGAGATCGTTCGGGCTGACGCGATGCGCGCAGCAATCCCGGACTACATGCATTTTCCCGCACTGCGCGAAATGCACCAGCTCTCGGCCGCCGGAACGACGCTCGAAGCAGAAGTCGGTGACGACGGGGCAACCCGGATTGTTGCCCATGTTGTCGACCCCGTCGCGGTCGCGAAAGTCAGGAACCAGGTCTATCGCGGCTTCTCGATCGGTGGCCGAGTCACACAACGGGAAGCGGGCAATCCGAAAATTATTACTGGCCTGGTTCTCAACGAAATCTCGCTCGTCGATCGCCCGGCAAACCCAGAAGCAGTTTTCGACTGCTGGAAAGCCATCGCAGGCGTCACTGAACAAGGTCCCGCGGATTTGGCGCCGACCATGGTATCGCCGGCGCCCGCGCGAGAACCCGTCAATCCTCCGATCCAGATCTGGGCATGCGGCATGCCTGATCACCATCACCGCGCGAAGGGTGATGCGGTTAAGTGTCTCGAAACGCAGGCACTCCGCGCAGCAGGGGCACGCTTGCCGCCGTCATCACAGGCGACTCCCAGGTCACGGCCGGGGGGTGAGCACGAAGCCGACTGCGCTACCGGATCTGAAACCGCGATCGATGCACCAAGAAAGGCGATCGAAACGGCTGAAGGGGCGCTCGCGAAAACCGAAGGTCGGAATAGAAGTGAAGAGCCCGGCGGTTCACCGGGACCTCGTCGCGAGGTAGACTACGCCGATCCCGGATACCAGTCGGACGGAAAGCATCGCTATCCGATAGACACAGCTCGACACATTCGTGCTGCTTGGAGCTATATCAACAAGCCCAGCAATGGGGGACAATACAGCGCTGAGCAAGTCAAGCGTATTAAAGCCAAGATTATCGCTGCCTGGAGGGAGAAGATCGATATCGAGGAACCGCCCTCGGCCAAGAGTGACGAAGAGGCATCTTCCGCAGGGCTATCCAAGGCGCTTTGCGATGTAGCTCGCGTGGCTCAAATAATTTACGAACTCGACTGGCTGCAGGATGCACTCGAGGTTGAGGCAGCGATCGAGGGCAACGACTCGTCACAGCTGCTTCGGCTCCAGTCGAGCATCAGCGAACTGTGCGACTTCCTGAACGCGTTCGTGGTCGAGGACATGGATGAGCTACCAGGCGACGCCCCAATGGATGACGAGTATCGGTCGCAGCGCCCTTCCGAATTGCTCGCTATGGCCGCCAGCACGCCGGAAGTCGCGCGGATTGGCACCCTCCTCAAAACAGGGAACCCCAAGATGCAGAAACTCGCCGCCGCTTTTCTCGCCAAAGCTAAGCACTCGCAAGGTGACCAAGCGCTGGCCGATATGGCCTTCTACGCTTGCGACAAGTGCATGAAGATCGGCGGCATGTCCATGCAGGAAGAGGCGCACATTGCCGAGGCTTGCGACCATCTGAGCAAGGCCAGCGCTGTGCCGCTAGGCGCGCCGATCCTCGAGACGTCGGGTGATCTTGGGCATGTGGCGCCGCAGTTGCGTCCGCCTTTGTCGGATTTCTGCCCCGGTGATAATGCCACGGTGCACAGTTCAACAGCGTCGGGAAGTGTTGCATCGACGGGTGACAGACGCAACCGCTCGCACCAGAACCTAATGGATATTGCTCACGAATGTATCAGCAAGCTGACTGGCGGCATGGCATGTTTTGGGGTCCTACCGAGTTCCAATTTGGGACCGACGCCTATCGGGAGCGCCAACACTGAAGAGGTCTCAAAGGCTGGTGCGCGCCATTCCGTCGAAACGATGCTACACCTGCGCACAGCGCACCGTCATCTGGTCGCCGCCGGCGCCGAATGTAACGCCGCAGGGGCCGGCGAGGAAGAGCGCCAGGGCACTGAATTCGAGTCAGTCAAAGCTTTACGGGCAGGAGACCTTGCCAAGGCGCTGGCCGGCGAACGGGCGGAAAAGACAGCGCTGGTTAAGGCGCTCAGCGAAATGGTGCCACTGCTCGACCGGCTGTCGAAGCGGGTCGACGACATCGCCCGCACTCCGCTTCCGCCGTTGACGATCGCCAGAGGCGCCGTCTCGGTGTCGAAGCAACAAGATGGCGATAATACTGGCAGCGCCGGTGGCAGCCTGCTCTCGCCGGAGGCGATAGCGACTGTACTTGCGAAGATGAGCAAGGAGGAGCAGACCCTCACACTAATCAAGGCGAGCTACGCCAATCCGATCACAGTACACGGTCCAGCAACAAGCGAACGCTGAGAGATACCAGACCAACACATTTCCTCAGGCCTCGCCGCGGAACTCTGTTTCGCATAACGACGACAGCGCAAGTGTCAACTTGTCCTGTAGTCGCGAAGCCGTCACCGAGCCCGGTCTTTGACCGGGCTTTTTACTGCCCCCCTTTGGGAGGACCTTTCGATGAATTCGATAACGCAGGAATCGCTGGAGCTCCTGAAGGGCGCTTTGGCCCAACCGAATGACACGCTCGCCAAGTCGATCTCGACTGCGACGGGCCTCCTCGCGTATGATCTTCAAGCACCGGCCAAGAACCTCTACCCGTTCGTAACCCCGATCCGCAACGTGATGCCACGCGTCGGCGGCGGCACCGGCTCGGCGACAAATTGGCGGCAGGTCAGCGCGATAATCGGTTCCGGCTTCGACTGCATGGGCTGGGTACCAGAAGGCCAACGCTCGGGCCAAATGTCTTATTCGACCTCAAGCAAATCAGCCACTTACGTGACGATTGGCGAGGAGGACGCGGCGACCTTCGAATCGATTTCGGCGGGCCGCGAGTTCGAGGATATTCAGGCGCGCATGACCTTTCGACTACTGCAAAAGATGATGCTCAAGGAGGAGATGGCAATCCTCGCTGGTAATGCCTCGCTGTCCCTAGGCATGCCCGCTACCCCGACCTTGTCGGCATCGGGTAGTGGCGCGACGCTTCCGTCGGGAACCTACTTCGTAAAGGTCGTCGGCCTAACCCTCGAAGGATACCAGAATTCGACCGTAGTGAACGGCGTTGCTACCTCGAAGACCGTCTCGGGCGCCGATGGGAAGAGCTATATGCTCTCCGGCGGCTCGTCGAATATCAGCTCAGAGGCGAGCCAGGCTGTAACCCTTGGCCAGACCCTCTTCTGTAGCTTGGCCGCCATGCCGGGAGCGGTTGCCTATGCCTGGTATATCTCGACGGCGACCGGGACCGAGACCTTGCAGGCGATCACGACGATCAACAGCCTTGCCGTCACTGCTCCGCTCAGCACCGGTAACCAGTCACAGTCAGCGATCACCGCAGACAATTCAGCCAACCCCACCTATGCCTATGATGGGCTGCTGACTACTGCGCTCAAGCCTGGGTCAAACGCCTATGTCAACATCATGCCGACCGGAACAGCCGGCACAGGGTCGCTGCTGACAGCGTCGGGCCGTGGCTCGGTCGTTGAAATCGACACGATGTTCCAAAAGATGTGGGACAATTTCGAACTATCGCCGACCGTCCTCTATGTCAATTCCCAGGAGCTGAAGAACATCACCAGCAAGGTGCTGTCGAGCGCCTCGGGTCCATTGCTGCGGTACGACTCGCCGGCCGATGGGAGCCAGGGTGAATATCAGGTGACTGCATCTGGGGTGGTGCAGTTCTACTACAACCCCTTCGCGCTCGAGGGCGGGCTTCGGATCCCGATCAGGATTCATCCGCGCGTGCCCCCGGGCACGATCATCGGTTGGGCCGAGAACCTGCCGATTCAGTACCAGTCGAACGAGGTGCCGAACGCCGCCGAGCTTAAGACGCGGCAAGACTACTACCAAATCGACTGGCCCCTCGTCACACGCCAGCGTCAAGTCGGCGTCTATGCTGAGGAAGTTTTGGCCGTTTATGCACCGTTCGCAATGGGTGTCATCTACAACATTGCCAACGGTTGATACAGGCTCATAACGGCGTCTCTGACCTGGTCGTATTACCGACCGTCTATTCCGGTGTAGGACGCCGTTAGGCACGGCAGGAGCGGTAGCCGCACGATTTCCACGGAGTCGTGCGGACGCTGCGCAAGGCCCCGTAAAACTGTTCCACAATGGCGGCTTGTCGTTCACAGCAACGCAATGTATTGGCGGCGAGTGATGAAATGGCCCCGAGGGTTGACACGATGACCACCGATCAGCCTATGACTGTCGCCATCACCTCCGATGATCCCGTGTTCAAGGTGATGCAAGAGATCAACCGGGCTTTTTTTTCCGCGGCTCAATGTATCGGAGTGCCGGCCGCGTTGGAGGGGCTCGCCAATATTCTAGTCATAAACCTCGCCGCCGGTTATGGGGAAAAGGCGGCGATGGCAACGCTCGGCGATATTGCTAGAAATGCGAGACCAATCGCTAGGATGTGGAGCGCCGTCGCTGTCGCGGCGGATCATGAGCCAGGACATGCGTGATGGCTAACTTTGCTTCTCCCGGAGCAAGCTTTGGCGACCTGACAACGCTCACCGATGTCAAGGCGTGGCTGCAAACCGGGCAGAGCGCCTTTCCGACGACTGACGATGCACTGCTGACGCGTCTAATCACGGCCGCGAGTCAATTCATTCAGACGTGGTTGAATCGGCAAATCTCCTCGCAGGACTGGATCGAGATTCGAGATGGCATCGGCGGCCCCGTCAGTCCGTACGAAATGCGATACCAATTCGCGACATTTCCGGTGAGTGCCGTTAGCCTGGTTGTCGTCGACGGCCTGACGATTCCTCCGATCCTACTTTCCCAATCGGCGCAGCCCGGCAGCGCTGGTGTCAGCAACTTCGCGATCCAAGAGGGGTACCTTTTCACCCCGACGCAGCTCGTCATCAGAGGTTACGCGGTACCGCGCAAGGCCGGATGCGTGACCCTGCAATACACTGCGGGCTATTCCGTAATACCGCCGGACCTGGCACAGGCCTGCATCGAGCTCGTGGCGCTGAGGTACCGCGAACGCAGCCGCATTGGCGAGGTTGCGCGGGCGATCGGCGGTGGCGAGACCGTGTCGTACTCGCAAAAGGACATGAGCGACTCGATAAAGACGCTAATCCAGGCATATCGGGTGGTCGCCCCGATCGGCGGATTCCTGTTTCCGGCACCAACCCAAACAGATACCGCGACACTCGCCGGTGCCGTGTGATCACCGCCTATCTCGTTGGCGACCAGCAGTTGCTGGAGCGACTGAGCACACTGCCGGACGCGGTTAATTCGGGGCTCCTGCGCGCGATCACCCAGCTTGGGATCGAGCTCCAGCGCGACGTGCAGCAAAACAAGCTCAGCGGGCAGGTGCTCAGAAGCCGCACCGGGTCACTGAGGTCGAGCATTGACCTCCGGATCGATCAGAACGGCGGCGCCATTGCCGCGAGCGTTTTTAGCGACAGCAGGTATGCCGGCGCACAGGAATACGGTTTTTCTGGAACAGTAAGTATCAGAGCCAGTTTGCGGCGCATCACGGAGGCCTTTGGTCGACCGATCGCGGGGAAGACGATCAATATGCGGAGCTACAATCGCGGTATGGATCTCCCCGAACGCTCATTTCTGCGCTCGGCGCTTGAGGACATGAGGCCGGCGATCTGCGAAGAGGTGGAGACAGCTCTAACCGAAGCGGTGTCGCGATGAGTCGCCACAGTCCCCGCGATCGGAGCAGGACCGATGATCATCCGTGAATCGATCTATGCGGCGCTCTGGACCCTCGGGGCCGGCGCTGCAAACTTCGCCAGCGCCAATCGTCGGCTGCGACATTGGGCCGATGTGGCCCCGTCGGAACAGCCTGCGCTGTTCATGGCGGAAAAAGGCGGGCACGCCGTAACCAAAGCTCTGGGATCCCCGATCGCTTGGATGCTCTACGCCGATTTCTACGTCTATGTCCATTCGAGCGATCCCTACCTGGCGCCCGCAATGCTTCTGAACCCGCTTCTCGACGCGCTTGAAGCTGCTCTCGCGCCATCTCCGGCGACTGGTATTCAAAACCTCGGACTGCCCGCGATGGTGCAGCACGCCTATATCTCCGGAAAGGTCGAGACTGATGAGGGCGTGCTCGGCGATCAGGCGATTGCGATCGTCCCGGTCGAGATCTTGTGCGTCTGACCACACAACCCGAGGACACACGTTAGAGCAAAGAGAAGTACCCGAAATCTGGGTTTCTCTCCTGCTGTAATAAACCCTATTCGTAGGAGTACCCGATGGCCGTGGCAGGGTCTGAAGCAAGTGTGTCTCTTCCTGAGGATATTGATCAAAGCGATCAAAGCCATATCGTACCGCTGGTCAAGGCTCCTGCGATAGACCAGCTGATCGAACGCTGGTGGGATGACCATTTCCCGGGCTCGGCGATCGCCCGCGATACGCAAGCCTGGAATGTCGCCCATGCAGCCAAGGAGATGCTGAAGCGGCTTTTGAAAGGGAGTACATGAAATGCAATTGAGCTTCGGCACTGGTGCGGTTTGGGGCGAACGCAGCGACGTGATCGGGTCCGGGATCGGCCCACGCCAGTTCGGCGTGCTTCAGGATATCCAGATTGATTTCGATTGGACCGACAAGCCGCTTTACGGGCAGCTTCAGTTCCCCGTGGCGATAGCCCGCGGCCAAGGTAAGATCACCGGTAAGGCGAAGTTCGCCCAGATCCTCGGATTGCTTTATTCTGACATCTTCTTTGGGCTCACCCCAGCCACCGGCCAATTTGCTGTCGCCCAGCTCGAGGCCGCCAGCGTTCCGGCGGTGACGCCTTATACAGTGACTGTCGCCAACGCGACTAATTACAACGACGATCTTGGCGTCGTCTACGCCGGCACCGGCAAACACTTCAATCGCGTGACAACGCCTTCTGGAGCCGGTCAATACTCCGTAAACTTCGCTACCGGAATCTATACTTTTTCTTCCGCCGATGCGAGCGGAGGCGTTTTGATTTCGTATACTTACAACATAACAACGTCAGGCAACAAGCTGACGATCACGAACCAAGTGATGGGGACCACACCGACCTTTAAGGCTACATTCTACACTAATTATGCTGGTAGCGGGATGGCCTTGCGTCTCAACGCCTGCATGGCCGACAAGTTGTCCTTACCGACCAAGGTCGACGACTGGACGATACATGAGCTCGATTTCTCGGCTTTCGCCGATGCTTCCGGGACGATCGGCTATCTGAGTACGGTCGAGTAATGCTTCCCGGCGTAACGATTGCGATGGGGGGCCGGGATTGGCTGGTCCCGCCTCTCACTCTCGGGCAACTCCGCCGGCTAATGCCAAAGGTGCGGCAATTGACCGAGATCGGGGCGTCAATGGGCGAGACGCAGATCTGCGTGCTCGTCGAAATTGTTGCTGCTGCACTGCAACGCAATTATCCCGAGGCAACGCCAGACATGGTCGAGAACCTGCTCGATCTCGGCAATGCCAGCGCGGTGTTGAATGCTGTTCTTACCGGCTCGGGGTTGAAGCTGCGCGATAACCGCATGGGGGAAGGAGTAGCCCCCGGGGCCAGCCCGGGGGCAGGCTCGACCGACTCGGGGTCACCTCCGGACCCGATCCGGGAGGTGCGGAGGGCTGGGGACCTATCTATGGCCTCCTCGCCACCGCTTGCGGCTACTCCTACCCCGTAATCGACGAAATGACCCTCTTCGATTTCGAAGAGCTCACTGCATATTGG